GTCGACATCAATATTATCAGGAGGAACTGCCGTAACAAATGCATCAGATTATAAATCATTATATAATAATTTAATTGGAACATTTGATGAATTTGAAAACTTTTTATATTATAAATCTTCGTCTGGGTTATTTAGTAATGATATTCCTGTTGTTAATGCAAATGTAAGTTTTTTAACTGGAAGTTATATAACACCGGCTCCTAAAATTAATAATTCTATACCATATCAATTATATTCAGTAACTAGTAGTATATTTGAATCTTGGTATTCTGGATTACAAGAATCTGCTTCATTATATGATTTAAGAAATAATAATAAATTATCAAGATCTGTTCCAGAATTTATTTTATTAGATGAAAATAATGAACAATTAGAAACCTTTGTCAATATGTTAGGACATCATTATGATATTTTACATTCATATATTCATTGTATGACTAAAATTAATAAACGTGATGAACATCCGGAACAAGGAATGCCAAATGAATTATTATATTCTGTTGCAAAACAATTTGGTTGGACATTAACAAATGGAAATCAATATCAAAATTTATGGGAGTATGTTTTAGGAACAAACGAATCAGGTATTCCATTAACAGGATCGAATACAGTAGGAGATCCTTCTGTCCCAGGACGTGAAATGACTTTCAATGTTTGGAGAAGAATTGTAAATAATATTCCTGGATTATTAAAATCAAAAGGATCAAAAAGAAGTATACAAGCATTGTTGTCTTGTTATGGTGTTCCTCAATCATTTATTACAATTAAAGAATATGGAGGACCTAGAATTGCAAGAAAACCAGTATATGAAAAATTAAATTTTGATTATGCGTTAGATTTAATTAATAATAATGCTGGAAAAGTTCGTGTTGATTATGATCAACCAATTAATTCTGTTGAATTACGATTTAAAATAGAAGATGTATTAACAAATCCATTAGTTCCAAGTTCAATGAATTTATATTCAATTGGATCAAATAATGTAACAATAAATTTTGTTCGTGGAACATTAGGAACATTGAGTATTAACGGTACGCCTACCCAAGAAATAGAATGTTATAATGGTGAATATTTAAATACGTTATTACGAAGTGGATCATCTGGAACATTGGAATTAGTTGTACAAAAAGCTAAATATGGAAAAATTGTAGCAGCTGTTTCTTCATCTGTTACTGCATCATTTGCAAATACTGGTACTTTAATGTTGGGAGGAGCAACAAGATTAAAAGGACAATTACAAGAATTAAGATTATGGACTTCTAGTTTAGAAAATACACCATTTGAAAATCATACAAAAGCTCCAGGATCATATGATGGTAATGTTAGTGCATATGATGAATTAATATTTAGACTTCCATTAAATGAAAAAATTGATCATTCTCAAACCGGCAGCTTATTAGGTACAGAACCAAATACATCTAATATTTCAGCATCGTTTTCAGGATGGAGTTCAAATACTCCATATGATTCATTAGAAGAAACATATTATTATGATAGTGTTTCTGTTGGTGCTGGTACTTATGATGATAATAAAATACGTATTGAATCTAATGAGTTGGTTAGAAATTTAAGTGTTGATCAACGAGCTTCATTATCGCAATATGACACAGCTCCATTAGATTCAAATAAGTTGGGCGTATTTTATTCTCCACAATCTACAATTGATGAAGATATTATCGCTCAATTAGGATATATTAGATTAGATGAATATTTAGGAGATCCAGAACATATACTAGAAAAATCATATCCAGATTTAATACAATTTTCAAGATCATATTGGAAAAAATATAGTACTCATAATAATATTAATGCATTTATTAACATGTTTACATTATTTGATTTATCATTTTTTAAACAATTGGATCAATTAATACCAGCAAGAGTTGATAAAATAAAAGGATTATTAATACAACCAAATTTATTAGAAAGAAGTAAGGATGTTATATATAGTAAACCGGTTGAGATAAAAAATAATAGTTATACTTCTTCTTTAAATATTTCTCCAGAAATACCTACTTCATATGATAATATTAATGCAATATTAAATAATAAAGATATTTCATTAACTGGTATATCTAGTAAAATACATGGAGAAATGCGTCCTATAGATATGTATACCGGTAGCATATCATTATTAAGTACAAATATTAATGTATCTGCAGGAATTTCTGTTGCAACAGTAGGTCAGCGAAGACATAGATTTGATGGATGTAAATTAACAGGGCCTGGCATTAATATTCCTACTGATAGTTTTCCAGATGGTGCCCCAGTAGTTACAAAAGTAACAGTTAATCCAAATGAATTAGTTAGTAGTGTAAATTCTGAAAAGGGAGTATTTAGTACAGAACGTGATAAAGAAATAACAATTAAAGAAGAGCCAGAAATTATTGTGTCAGAAAATGATCCTACTGAAATAGTCAATAAATTTAATTCTGTTAGTAATAGTAATTCATTAACAAAAAGAAATACCGAAAATGAAATACAGACACCACCGGTAATAAAACAAAATACATCAAATTCTAGTAATTATAAATCTAACAGAGGAAATCAATCAAATTTTTAATTAAACAATATTTATTAAAAACAAAAGGATATTAATATGGGATATTTAGATAATACATCAATAACAGTCGATGCGATATTAACAAATAAAGGTCGTGAATTATTAGCACAAGGAGGAACTGCTTTTAATATCACACAATTTGCGTTAGGCGATGATGAAGTAGATTATACATTATGGAATCCAAATGATACTAGAGGTTCTGCATTTTATGGAGATGTTATTGAAAATATGCCAGTAACAGAAGCAATTCCAGATCAAACAAAAGCTTTAAAATATAGATTATTAACGTTGCCTGGAAATAATGCACAATATTTACCAAAAATTTCAGTAGCGCCATCAACAATTGGTACGCAATCAGGTAATGGAGCAACACTTACATTTAATGCATCAACATTAAATTTTTCAAGTGCAAATTCAACATTAGGATATACAGCAGTTTTAGCTAATAGTTCAATTGGAACATTAACTCCAGCAACAGGTCAAGCTTTAAGTAATGTAGCTCCCGGAATAACTGGTGATTCTACATCTGTATCAGTTGTTGGATTAGGAGGATTTAATTTGGTATTGAATCCAAATCCTTCTACAACACAAACTAGATCTACAACAATAACATTTTTTGCTAATGAAACAGGAGGAGAAATAACTGTTAATATAACACAAGGAGCTAGGACAAATGTTGTGTCTAATGCATCTTCGTCTTAAAAATTGGAAACTATCATGATAAATTTATTAAAACAATTACCAAATCAAGGACAATCATTGTCATTTCAACAATTAGATCCTACTAGAGATATTATCGATGCCTCTCAAGAAGTAGTAACAGATGCATTATGGAGTGATGATCAACCAATATTATCTACATTTTTTACTGCATCAAATTTATCAGTTTCCCAGAAAGCATATTATGTTAATGTATATCAAAAAGATCCTGCAGCTACTGGGTCTGCAATTCAATTTGCATTAGCATATGGTGATCAGCGTGGTAGTGGATCATTAAATAATGGTGGAGGACAATTAGGAGATGCTCCTAGTAAAGCAATATATTCGCAATATAAGCAATTATTACTAGATGAAACAGTAAATGCATTTACATTTAAAACAGGATCTGGTGTTTATACTACAGATTCAATATATGTAATAAATTTACAACGAGCAAGATCAAAAGAAAGATTAGATCCAGGTAATTGGGAGTTACCATTAAATGGAATTACTTCTAGAGATGCAGATGCAACCGGAAGTGTTGTTATAGGACCTTCTCATATAAAATTAATTGATAATTCTTCGACAGAAACTACATCTACACCAGAAGTTGCAGATTCATATGATGTAGTTTCTGGAAGTATTTCTGATGGAATTTATAATTCATCTGAACCTGAATATTATGGTAAAGTTTATCCACAACATAGTGTTATTATTTTAGACGGCAGAAAATTAGATAAAGAATTAACATTTGATACTAATACAGGATCAAATGCGGCTGGAAGTAATCATTATGCATTATTTCATTCTATTTCTGGGTCTGCTGCAGCAGGGTCAGGATCTTTTTCAGCTAGAAATAAAGAAACTGTTAGTAGCACTATGTATTTCATTAGATTAAATAATGCAGATTATAATTATTCAAATAATCCATCATATGTAACCGGAACTCAATATGAAATTGCAAATCAAGGATATTGGACAGATCCAGTATCATATATAACTACAGTTGGATTATATAATGATCAACAAGAATTATTAGCTGTTGCAAAATTAAGTAAGCCAATTAAAAAAGATAAAAAATCAGAATTAAATATTCGTGTTAAATTAGATTATTAATTACACGTATTTTAGCCCTGTTATATTTATTATAAAATAACAGAGTTTATATGTCAGATATCACGGAATATACTGGTGAATCAGTAAAAGCTTTTAAAAAAGTAAATCCTACTGATTTAAAATTTACTCCAATGCAATTAAACAAAACGTTTTATATGTATTCTGGAAGTACTTCGTTATATACACCATTAAACGCATATTATATAGAAAACATACCAGAAAATAATTTAAATTGGGGTGAACAAAATTTAAATGGTACTTATAAATCGATTATTTATAAATCATTACAACAATTC